CAGATACTGATTTTTCAGGAACTGGAACTCATCAAGCAGAACCTACTGGATTAGGTGGAGCAACTGATGCTGACTCTGACGGTACTATCGTCGATACAGCAGCTGCTGACATCACTAACACATTCGGTACAGGTTTACCAACAGCAACTGCTGAAGCTAGAGGAACTTCTGGTGGAGCAGGTGCAGCATTCGCTGAAATGGCTTTCTCAATCGAGAAATCAACAGTGACTGCAAAATCTAGAGCCCTAAAAGCTGAATACACAATGGAATTAGCACAAGATTTGAAAGCTATCCATGGTTTAGATGCTGAAGGCGAATTAGCTAACATCCTATCTGCTGAGATCCTTGCGGAAATCAACAGGGAAATGGTAAGAACTGTTCTTACTAAAGCTAAAATCGGTGCTCTTCAATCATCTACAGCTGTTAGCGGTATCTTTGATGTTGCTACTGACTCAGATGGTAGATGGATGGCTGAAAAATTCAAAGGTCTTGTAATGCAACTCGAAAGAGAAGCTAACGTGATCTCAAAAGAAACACGTAGAGGAAAAGGTAATTTCGTATTATGTTCTTCAGACGTTGCTTCTGCACTAGCAGCTGCTGGTGTGTTGGATTATTCTCCAGCTCTAGTCTCAAACCTTAACGTTGATGATACTGGTAATACTTTTGCTGGTGTTCTAAACGGAAGAATGAAGGTTTACATAGATCCATACGCAACAATTGATTTTGCTTGTGTAGGTTATAGAGGTTCAAACCCTTATGACGCTGGTATGTTCTACTGCCCATACGTTCCTTTAACAATGGTTAAAGCGATCGGTGAGAGTGACTTCCAACCAAGGATCGGATTCAAAACAAGGTATGGCATGGTAACAAATCCATTTGTTGCAGCTGACGGCACAGGTGTCGACAGAGCTAACCCTTACTTCAGAATCTTCAGAGTTGACGACATTATGGTGTAAATCATAAGTTGAAAAACTTTGTTTTAAGAGCAGGATCTTCGGATCCTGCTTTTTTTTGCGTATAAATAGATATATGAATGTAAAAATAATAGAAAAGTTTGATCAGTTTTGTAGTAGAATGTGGTTAGATAATTGTGATGAGAACAAAGCGTTTGGTTCAATAACGCACACAAAAGAAGAATACAAAGAAAAATATAATGATTATCTTTGGAAAAAATTTATACAAGAAAGTAAGCCAGATGGTAGGTGGAACTGGTACGGAGTAGAAAATGGCAGTAACGAGTAATAAAAATTTCTTAAGTCCAACAGGATTTAAATTTACTATGGATTCAACTAAATATCCTAATTTAGAATATTTTTGTAATAGCGTAAGCTTACCTGGTATTGGAATCGGCGCAGTAGATCAACCATACCGTGGTGTAAATTTAGGATTCACTGGTGATAGAATGGCATTCGATGATTTAAATATAACGTTTAATGTAACAGAAAATATGGAAAATTATACTGAAACGTTTGATTGGATGGATAAAATGCTTAGAACTGAAGAAACCGAAACTTCTGATGCAGTATTATCAATCTTATCATCACACAACAACACGACGAAGAGAATTAAATTTAAAGATTGTTTTCCGACTGCATTATCAGGTTTCGATTTTGTTTCAACTGCTACTGAGATTGAATACATACAAGCAACAGTTACTTTTAAATATACAACTTTCGAATTTATTTAGCATGTACTTTTATACCATTATGTGGTATAATAGACAGTTAACTAAAATTTAATTATGGAGATATTATGGATTTAGATACAATCCTTGAAATGTGGAAGAAAGATTCACAAATAGATGAGATGGCTTTAGATGAAGCTTCTCGCCAATCCGCAAAACTACACTCAAAATACTTAGAGTTATTAAGCGCTAATCGTATGCGTTTAAAGAAAGCACAATTAGAATATAAGGTTATACTTAGAGATAAATTTAATCATTATGGTGGTAAATTGTCTCAAGAAGAAATGGATTCTAAAGGATGGGAATACGATCCTTTACATGGTAATACCGTACTCAAAGGAGATATGGATAAATATTATGATGCAGATCCTATTATACAAGAGCATCAAGCTAAGATCGCATATTTAGAAGAAGTCACAAGTGTTCTAAAGGAAATGTTAGAGAACATTAAATGGAGACATCAAAACATTAAAAATATGATTGAGTGGAGAAAGTTCACAAGCGGTATCTAAATGGAACAGATTGTAATATCCAAATTAAACGAAAGCTTCTTACAAATTAGTTGCGAATCTAGCACAGAACGAGAGTTATCAGAACACTTTTGTTTTTATGTTCCTGGATATAAGTTTATGCCTGCATATAAAAATAGGGTGTGGGACGGTAAAATCAGGTTGTTTGATTATCGTAAAAAACAGATCTACTGTGGACTATTCGAATATTTAAAAGAATTTGCTGAACAACGTGGTTATAAGATCGTTACTGATTATCGTCCAAAGGGTAAAGAGAATATAGATGATCTTGTCTCCCGCCTGCCCCTGACAGCCGGGGGTGCGCCCATACGGCCGCGCGGGTACCAGCAGGCAGGGGTGAAGCATGCATTAGCTAATAGAAAATCAGTATTATTATCACCTACAGCATCGGGAAAATCGTTAATGATTTATTTAGCGATAAGACATTTCTTAGAAGAGAATCAAGATCAAAAAGTTTTAGTTGTAGTTCCTACTACCTCGTTAGTAGAACAAATGTATTCTGATTTCGGAGATTATAGTAGCACTGATGCATGGAATGCCGAAGATGAATGTCATCGTATATATTCTGGTAGAGAAAAATTTGATTTAGATAAACGAGTTATTATTACAACTTGGCAATCAATATATAAAATGAAAGCTAATTGGTTTGTAGATTATGGTATGGTTATAGGTGATGAAGCACACAATTTTAAAGCTAAATCATTAACTGCTATTATGGAAAAATGTGTTAATGCTGAATATCGCATAGGAACAACTGGAACATTAGATGGAACTCAAACACATCAGTTAGTATTAGAAGGATTATTTGGTCCAGTACATAAAGTTACAACAACAAAAGAATTAATGGATAGTAATGATCTCGCGAAATTAGATATACAAATACTATTACTTAAATATAAAGATGAATATTGTCAGGTAGTTTCGAAATTGAAATATGCAGATGAGCTAGATTTTATTGTTAGATACGAACCACGTAACAATTTTATATCTAATTTAGCATGTGATCTAAAAGGAAATACTCTTATATTATTCCAATTCGTAGAGAAACATGGTAAACCTTTACACGATATATTAAAAAAGAAAGTATCAAAAGATAGAAAATTATTTTACGTAAGTGGTGAAACTGATGTTGATACACGCGAGAATATTAGAGCTATTACTGAAAAAGAAGAGAATGCTATTATTGTAGCTTCGATTGGAACATTTTCTACTGGTATTAACATTAAAAAATTACATAACCTTATATTCGCATCTCCATCTAAATCACAGATACGAGTATTACAATCGATTGGTAGGGGACTTCGTAAGAGTGGAGATGATATAAATACTACTGTATACGATATTGCTGATGATCTGCATTGGAAAACAAAGAAGAATTATACATTAAATCATGCAGGTGATAGAATACAAATATACAGTAAAGAAAAATTTGATTATAACATACACGAGATAAAGATATGAATAAGACAAAAGAAATTGATTTAAACATAAGACAATTTAAATTAATGAATGGAGAAGAGATAGTTGCTTTAGTACACTCTAAAGATGATCACGTGATAGCTGTTGAAAGACCATGTAAAGTACATTCTAATGTTTTAGGTGGTTATCAACTACTCCCTTGGTTTTCTTTCTCATCTCAAAAAATGTTTACGATCGAAAGAAAACATATAATTTATCATGTTGAAATTGATAATGACGTGAAAGGTGCTTACGTAAAAGCATCAACTCTAGCTACCGAACCAGTCAGACCAGATATTAAGACTGATGAAGAGATGCTAGCAGATTATGAAGATTACTTGGATGATATTAGAGAGGATACTAGCAGTAAAAAGATACTACATTAATATGGTCTACCTCTGCTCGAACGCCTCTATTATTATACCATAAAATTAAGCAAATGTACATGCTTTTTTTCATTTATTTTCATTTAATTTAACTATGTACAAATACTCTAAAATGTGGTATAATATACCCTTAACCGAGTAAAAATGGAGACTATATTATGGCTGATCCTAAAAAAAGAGCACATTATATAAACAATAAAGAATTCTCATGGGCAGTTGTCGAATATGTCAAAAGTGCTAATGAGGCTAAAGCAGCAGAAAAACCAGTTCCTGTTGTAACAGACTATGTAGCGCAATGCTTCCTTAAAATTTCAGAAGGATTATCACATAGACCAAACTTCGTAAGATATACGTATCGAGAAGAAATGGTTATGGATGCGGTAGAAAACTGTTTAAGAGCAATTAATAATTATAATATTGAAACAGCTACAAGAACAGGTAAACCCAATGCATTTTCATACTTTACACAGATCTGTTATTTTGCATTTATTAGAAGAATAGCAAAAGAAAAGAAACAACAAGATATTAAGTTTAGATTCATCGAAAAGATGGGTATAGAAGATTTTGTTGCAATGGGTATGGATGGAGATGGAGCAGCACAAACTATGGCTTATGTTGATACATTAAGACAACGTATTAGTAAAGTTAAAACATCTGATGAAGCAATAAAAGTTTTCGCGAAAGAAGAAAAGTCGAAACTAGAAAAACTGGAACTATTCATGCTATGAAAAAAATGACAACTGCACAAAAAATATCTCACAATAGAGTAACCGCAAAAAGGCGTAAAGTGTTTTTAAAACGAAGAGAACATGTTCGTAGGCTTAAATTAGCACATAAAAATATAGCTTGTATTGAAAGACAATTAGAAAAGATTAGATATCGTCAACGTAAATATGCAAATCCCGTAAGGACTGGAACAGTTCTATGAAGGTAGCAATATTAAATGACACTCATTGTGGTGTCAGGAATTCCTCTGATATATTTTTAAATTATCAAAAGAGATTTTATGATGAGATCTTCTTTCCTTACTTACAAGAAAATAACATAAAAAATATACTCCATCTCGGTGATTATTATGAGCATCGTAAGTTTGTTAACTTTAAAGCGCTAAATCAAAACAGAAAAGATTTCTTAGAACCTATGAGAGAAATGGGTATTACAATGGATATAATTCCTGGTAACCATGACGTATATTATAAGAACACCAATGAGCTCTGTTCGCTTAAAGAATTACTTGGTTACTTTACATCCAATGTTAACATAATTATGAAGCCAACAGTTCTGGATTATTCAGGGTGTAAAGTTGCAGTAGTACCGTGGATAAATAATGGTAATTATGCAGAGTATACTAATTTCTTAAAAAACTGTAAAGCAGATATCGTAGGTGCACATTTAGAATTAAAAGGATTCGATATGATGCCAGGAATGCCCAATCCCCATGGTATGAGTGATGAGATATTCCAACGATTCGAAATGGTATTATCTGGACATTTCCATACAAGATCAAATCGAGGTCCAGTACATTACTTAGGATCTCAATTCGAATTTACATGGGCAGATGTTGATGATCCTAAATATTTCCATATATTAGATACAGAAACACGTGAATTAACAAAGGTTAGAAATCCAATTACAATATTTAAGAAGTTTGTATATGATGATGAAAGGGTTGATTACGATAAAATCGATCTCGAACAATTTAAACATAAATTTGTGAAATTCATTGTAGCAAACAAAAATGATTTATACATGTTTGATAAATTTGTAGATAAGTTACAGAGTGTTGAAACGTATGAATTAAAAATAGCCGAAAACTTTGAAGAGTTTGTTGGTGAGAACGTAGATGATGAAGGTGTAATTTCTATGGAAGATACCACCGAATTATTAGATACATATGTTGAAGCTGTTGATACAGATCTAGACAAAGACCACATCAAAATAAAATTAAGAGCGCTATATACTGAAGCTCAAAACCTCGAGATTATATGATACAATTTAAATCATGCAAGTGGAAGAATTTTCTATCCACTGGAAACGACTTTACAGAAATACAATTAGACAGAACACCCACTACCCTCATCGTTGGATCTAATGGTGCAGGTAAATCAACTCTATTAGATGCAATATCTTT